CAAAGGACATAGTAGTATCTCGCAGGTGCGTTTAAAATCACGTTATAAACGAGCACTGCTATGTCAGTCGACGGCGATGCGAAGGTTTTCGCACCACTATTAACTTTTGCAAGGGTGTAAGAAGTTGTATTTTTACTGCCGAAGCAGAAGGCAAAGAAAAGCCTTATGGTGGTGGTTCGATATTGTACATTATCGGAGGTGGTCCCACCAAGAATCCCAATTCAAAATCATCCGCCGCATGTGCCATGATAATGAAACCATAGGACGTGTCAATATATCCGGAGTTCACAGTTCCCCAACGGGTTACTGGGTACGCGTTATTTTGCGCCGGATTGTTTGGGTTTCCGAAATTGAATTGGAAAGGTTGAGTGGCATAATACGGGATCACAGCAGCAAGGGGCTGTAGTGGCGACATTGAGATGGCGCTACCAGCTGCATTGGCTCTGCGAATAGTACCGTACAAATTACCCAGGACTGCCGTTGGAGCACCTGTGGTAAATGCCATGCGTTGGATAGTTGTTAATTGTCCAAGCGGGCCAGTTGTCTGTGGGCGATGACTGATCGTGGAGATGTTACATTCTGTACCAGCGGAATAAAATTCCGGGGATGAGAGTGGAATCGCTCGCACAGTAAATGATCCTCGAGAGTATCGAAAAATACGCTGAAAATACGAAATGTAATTCGGCGTGGTGGTGTAGTCGACATTTCTCACTCCATTAAATGGGGCAATGAGGATGCCAGCAGTGTACAAACCATTCGCGGTGGCAAAATCGCGAACAGACCACTGGCAAGGGCGTAGCATAAGCTCTTTGATGTTGGAAATGACCTCACCCATGCAATGCCCAACCTCCAACGAGCCAACACCCGGCATCAATGGTTGAGCCACTGCATCTTTGATCATCTCACGTGTGATTCCTTGCGCATGCAACTCTTCAACATCCGTCGGATAGTCTGCGGTGTTGTAGATTGGGTATCGCGTAAGTGCCAGATCAGGACGAGCTAATTGAAAATCGGCTCCAGCACTCACCCACATATTTATATACACCGGTGGCACTGGTGAACTGGGGTAATTGATGGGATTGAGCACTGACAACAGAATCCATCCATTGCTGCACGGAATATTGGTGTTGACCTCGAAATTATCGCAGGCCAACCACATCGTTTCACGCAAGTATGGAATGCTGAAGTCCACCTCTGTTTCTTTCTCAATGTCGATGACACGAGTAATCGTTGTGGTGGTGTTCAACGCAGTTGGTGGTGGCAACAACGAGCTGTAAGGCACCCACGATATTTGGAGACGCCCAACATGCATTTGACTGCACACTATACTGACATGGAAACGGATAGATCCACGCCAATAAGAAAAAGCTCGAGATGTGAAAGACAGGAATGATTCATATGAATGGGTCAGATCACGCGTGACCAAACTCAATGGATTCACCTGTCCATAGAGTAACGAAGTGCCAGACGCGTATGATGGTTGCCACACAAAGTTCGCACGAAGCAAACTAGGCGTTTGGACAATAGACAAAATATCCATTGAGTGTGGCTTAGATCCCATCATCTCACAACACGATCCCACACTATTTTCTGGATCAATGCCAAGCACATCTGCTTCATTGACTCCATGTGTAGTACTGAGGTTGTGAAGATGGAGTCGACGCGGAGGAGAAGTGGCGAGACTGTTAGGAAAAGCGTATCCCAGGTAGGATGCTACGGCCGCAATACCCTTAGCAGCCATGGAAACTGCTCCTGCAAATACGCCAATTTCAGGCAAAATAGTAAGAGAAGCAGCAACACTCCCGATGGTTTCTGCGACACCACTCACGATTCCCTTAGAGGTCTTCGTGATGGCTTCCTTGTTCTTGCGCTCGATCTTGCCTTGCGCGACAAGTGGTGGTCCTTCCATTCCAAATCCAGCCACGGGAGCACCTGGAATCAGTGCAGGAAAGGAAAGCTGAGTATCCATGATGACGGTTGGAATAGTGTACACATTTGATGTATATCCAGCCACGTCCACATCAGTGAAATTCATGAACAATGTGAATGGCACATCAGTGGGAGTGCCAACTATTGTCACGGGATTCAACACATGCAGAGACACGCAACCAAGATGATAGCATGAGTCTGCAAATCGTTCAAGAGGAATATACGGCGATGGTAGCGCGTATGGCATCTCAAACTCGTGGACTTCATTTTCACTTGGAGACACAACAAATGATGGATTGCTCGCAGCGGTGTAGATATTATTGGTAGCGGAATTGAGCGTTCCTGTGTTTCCAACGCCGGGAGACCAGGACACAAGCATGCTACCATAGTGGAACTTCGACCCATTCATACGGATGCCGAACTTCACACCAGCACGAAAGTATGCAAAATTCTTCAATTTGTCCCAAATTTGAGGATTGGCGAATAGTGCGTTTGGTAGGTGCATGCGCATGACGAGTGTGCCTGATACATCCGCAGAACTCCACACGAAGTTGTAATATTGTGTGCGCTGCAGGTACTTGACGAGCGTTTCTTTTTCATAGGGATCCAATCGCATTGGTGGGATTGGGGGGACGTCCTGGGGAAGCGTGTTTGTCACCATCGATGTATCTGCGAAGGTGAGCAGTTCGTTGCGCGTTGTGACGACGTTTTCCTCCATTGTAGGTGCGCCATCCTGCAATGTCGGCATTGTTTCTGATGTTGTGGGGTTCGCTGTTGATATATTCACCGCCCGGTATTCAACAATTCGAGGGGCGGGAGCCGATCTGCCTATATTTTCGGAGGCGCACGTTTTTGACTGAGCTTGTAGGCTCTCCTCCATGGATTCACCGGATAGATAGCAGTACATGGAATCACGATCGGTTTGGATTCCATGCAAGATCACATCTATCCTGTCTTCGGCGCCCCAGTATTTGCCACTCATCAAGAATGTGACAAAAGGTAGTTGCACCTTGCGTTCCCGGGCAGCATGCTGTACGAAATCGACGAATCGCTCGTATTCTTCCCGACCATAGTGGAACATTTCCATGGTCGAAGCTTTCCAGTTTGCTACCAGTGCTTCCGAGTCGCTCATACTTTCTCGAATCCACATGATCATTTCCCGAATCGACGTCATCGACAAGGGGGCGAAGACACGTCCGCTTTCCAACCTGAATGATCGTTTCAGGTAGGTGATATCATCGCCAGATAGAAATTCCGCATCGACGCTTTTCTTCGTCGGGGTGGTATACTCAACTCCAAAGGAGGCCAGTGTGCTCTCCAGAGTTTTCATGTTCATGAACACTGCCACCTGATCACTCACTGTTCCAATATTGTCATCGCCGTAAAATTTCACGCACACATGGTCTAAATAGTGCGTGATGTCCCCACCGTTGATGATAAACACGATGCGGAACATAATGGCATTCACCATTGAATTGATGATCGCCGTTAGCGCTATGCCAGATGGGTTTCCCTGCTCAACTCGATACACTTGACGCCCCACCAGATGATATGCGGAAAAGCACGTAGTGAATAGCGTTTCGCGGATCAACTTATTCTCTGCACCATCACGATACCAATCGTTGATCACATCGCAGCACTTCATGAGGAGTTGGTAGGACAATGTTTTGTCGTAGTTTCCATAATCTCCTCCAACCCACTTCGTGCCATTGTTCATGAACTGCTTGTACACAATGCCCCACTCATCACTATGCACATTCAGCCCAACTGAAATCTCACCGTACACATGGTTCGACATCACGTGGGCCATGAATGATGAGGTGTACATTCGTAGAGCCAAATTGAGATCCCAAGGGCCCACGTTAAACAATCGCGTGCGTCCAGTCTCTGCTTTGGCGATAGGACGACGCTCATCCTTCAGCTGATCCACGAAAAGTGTGAACGGGACTATTCCTTTCCGGGCGCATTCAATGCGTCGCTCAACTGCCAAACGCACCTCGTCGTGCAGAAAGTATTCCACTTCGCTCTCCGTTCTCTTGAGTTCAGTCACGAATGTAAATTTTCCGGCGGGTGCTCCTTTTCGTAGGGCGCGTTCCAAAATCCATGGATAGCCTGGTGATGTGTGCATGTTCATGGGAACTATGTATTGTGTCTTTGTTCCATTCACAGCTTGATGTATTGACAGGACCTCAGGTGGATAGTCACTAGTCATTGAGCAAATAGTGTGGGAAAAATGTCGCGTCGCCAATTCTGCCACATCTTCAGGAAATAAAGTTGGAGGAGCAACCATCTTTGCAATCGCTATGCCAGCCGGATTGATCCACACTCCATCCTCTGATCTAAAAGGACACAGTGGGGCAGGTTTGGTCTCAACAGCAAAAATGCCGTTCAGAGCACTCTCTTTGATCTTACTCTTCACGGGAGACCGCACAGCGAATTCGCGATCAACATTGCCACAATAATTCACTCCTGAATCAGCAGTCACGACGCCATTGGCCGACAATTGTGTGACATCAAGACGAGGCTGCACAAACACGATTGTATTGTGTTTCTTGTGCAGACTGGCAATAAACTGACACGTGAGAGCATTGGACACTCCAAAATTAGACATTCCAGCAACATGAAATCCCAAAATACGTCCCTTTTGCACTCGCGAGTTCATCCAAACTAGGGGCGATCCACATTGTCCCTTCGACGTTGGCATGACGTACTCGTACCCATTCACAACGGTTGCAATGCCAGTCTTCTGTCCGTCTTTGTCAACAAGTGAATATGCAGTACGACCTTCTCGCTTGCGCAATTCTTTGGTATAATTGAGAATATAACCATTTTCTTCATGAGGGACGAACATGAATCCTTCCGTTACTTGATATTCGCCCACAGAATCTTCATCATGGAAACTCTTCGTGAGATCGACACTTGGGGGCATACGTTTAGGCAAAACGATCACAACAATGTCCTTAGTCGCTTGGTGTGAAACATCAAAAACTAATTCTTTGAAATTGAACGTGCGCCTATTTAAATTTCCCCGCGCAATAGTGATTTCACCATCTTGAAGACCAGGAGGTGCGCCATGTAGTAGATGTGCTGGGGCGATGAGCAATCGACCACCAATATGAATGGCTTTCATACTTGTGGAATAAATGTGATCTCCACATTCGAATCTCGCAGTGATGTCAACGCACGCATTTGCAAGCTTGGACATTCCCAATTCGATCGCATTCTGATCGGATGACGCTTCGGCATGCATCTCATAGAAATCCTCCGGCCGATCTGTTGCATTTGCCACCTGATATTCATTGTTCTTGCTCAATTTCCCATTGCACAATGACGGATACAAATCCAAAGGATCCCCATCCTTGTCACTACATTGTGATGGCGAGATCTTCGCTTCAATAGATCTTGCTTCTTCGGCCTTCAGCTTGCGCTTATGTTGCCGGGTTCGTGGGTCCCCGGAGAACGTTGCTTCAGCAATGGCGGAGTCCACTTTGACTTTACGCACATGCTTTCGCGTGCGAGGATCTCCAGAAAAAGTGGCTTCAGCACTGGGAATCACTTCAACACTAGTTCCCATCAAACGACGCACTCCGAACACCATGGCGATACCTCCAAGAATGGCCAGACCAATCTTCACAAGAGGTTTTTCTGCCATCTTTGCAAGAAATTCGATAGCTCCGTCCGCCATTTGAGCAAATAATTTTTCACGCCATGCCACATATCTTTCATGTGCTTCAATAAGTAAAGAACCACGCCATTTGGCATATTCCTTCAAATTGAAATACACTTCAACAAGTGTCTGACGAGTAGCACCTCCAGCAAGTTGAGCGCGCACGTAGGCTGCACCGAGCACGTCAATAATGCAATGCTCAGGCACCAGATCATCACGGGCCTCTTCCCACACCTCGCTAGTGTCGGGACTAACGCGCTCCAGTTCTTCGGCAACACGCTTTCTACGCACCCATTCTCGCCATCCTTCTGCTTGCAGATTTTCTGGTCCAAATGCGGGTGCTTGTGCATCTTGCTCAACTTTCTCAATGGTGTTGAGTGTGATTTGTCCCCATTTTCGCCGTACCATGTATGTTTCAATGAGCAGAGCGACGTATTCGCGGAAATTGAGAGTTTTAATAATATTCCCAGCTTGATTATATTGATCAAATGTGTAGACGGCATCAAATGATCCTTGGTCCCACACCATCTTTTCTTCGCCTCCAATGGTAACGAGTTGAGGTGGAAAATCAGCTCGCACCTTATTGATATCCAAATGCCCATATTCGTTCGCATATTCTGGTTTGATCTTTTGTTCGATCACAACAGTAAAACGACGAAGAATGGCGTCGGGACTATTTGCCACGGTTGCAATCAAATTGCGAGATGGCCGAATATTGGAGGTGAAGAAGACCATACTCGACATGAATGGAGTGGTTCCTTTCGAGTCGAGATCAGCCATATTGAGCGGATATGTGGTTACGTTGTGCATCCGAATAATATCGTGCACAATACTTGCAATAGACTCTTCTGTTCGCAGCTGAAGAGCATCATCAAATACTGTGACTCGTGCATCGGAAGGAACGAATCCACTCCAGTAATCCTCATTCTCGTTGCGCACGTACAAATTTTTAGCAAGCTTGAACGGAACACTACGCTTTTCCATCGCGTCTATCTTGTTCATGACCATTGTGATAGTGGTATTCATCAACAGGGACTTACCCACACCAGGTTTTCCAAAGATGTACACCATCACCGGCTCAAGACGCAATTTATCATGTTTGTGATGGTGAGCGCACGCATTCCAGAGCCTCTCAACCATAGCGTGAATTGTGCGAAATGCGGACATGAAAGAATTGCTTCGATTCTTTGAAGATCGCAACAAACGGGTGAGATATTGATCACCTATTTTCTTCCAGCCAGACACCATCTCAGCATCACCAACACTATTGGCGACCTTATGCAATCCACCATTATTGTAGTACTCGATAACTTGAGCGGCCCACTCTTGAATGTCACGTTCGGCTTGTGCCATTTCACCAGACATACCCGTGATGCCATACATGTATTCACACGCAGCTTCATAGGCCATAGTCATGAATTTTTCGGCGAACTGGTACAACTTATCCCACGATGTGACCATTTTGGCTATCATTTCAAGCTTCTTCACTCGCTGGGTTTGTTCCGTCACTTCAAACGTTCCAATACCTGGGACCATCGCCAGCAACAGCTTGATAGTCCCGATAAACGCGCTCTCGTCAAATGGTGGGGCACCATGCGCTACCAGTTCCTCCTGATCGCCACTTCCGCGCCGAATTTGATTGCACATCCCTTCAAATACTTGAGCCAGGGACTTGGCAAATTGGCTTCCTACAATGTTTAGTAAGAGACCAGTGCAATCGAAACTCGTCATGTATATGACTACACATCTGATTTTCGATGATAGGGGAGAACTGGAACACAGTTCGGCCAGTAGCGTGACTAGACCGACACTACGCGCAGGCAAAACACTCTGGATCTTGGCGAGTGCATCATGCATAATCGCACTAGCACGATCGAGCGCCGGTACTTCAATGCGGATTGGAGCCACATTGATAGGCGGCAAATTATCAAACGCGCCAGCTGTGACTTGACTCACAATGCTACGCAACATTTGAGCCTCCAACTTGGGTTTGGGATAGATATGAAATCTAATATATTCCAAAAGTTCAGGCGCAAATTGATCGTCATAACGCGGAAGTATATTACCAAGCCAGGTGCGAATATCAACATCTTGACACAAATCTTGCAGCATTCTGATGCTGAATTTGTGGGCTTCATTTATGAGAATATTAGCAACAAAACCAGCTAAAGATTTGGCATGAAATGTTTCGCGCATTATAAGCTTGAGCCGAAATGGAGAGATGCAATATTTGCACAGAGTGAAATGATTTTCACAGTGCCCATCTCCATCATGATGTTCGAACGCCATACCCTGAGCTTCGAGATTCTCAAAATCACGGCACATGCGTTCCACTTGACAGAGTCGCTGAACGTTCTTATGTTCAACAACATTGTCGGTCTTCTGAACGTTATTCCAGAGTCCAACAACTTGCACGTCAACATATTTTTTATGTTCACGATACATTTCTTTGAAGTAACTCCTTTCGATATTATTCAGAGACTTGTATTGCACAAGAGCAGTAGCGAAAATGATAGACTGTTTCGCACTCGACATTTTGGTAAGCAACTGAAAATAGACACGACATGCCTTCTTTTCAGCTCCACACTTGCGTCCAAATCGCATGAGTTTCTTTAGGGAAAAACACTTGATACAGACGCGTGATGAATCATTACATTTGCGATCAGCAAAGTGATGAAAATCACTCACGTCCCATGATGGTTTAGAATCACGGACAGTATGGATTGAGACTTTCGGGGTGGTCAGGGTAGCCGGGTCAATTAGTCGGTGGAGTCGCGATTGGATGGCCATAGGAGAATTTTTTTTGTTTTCAGTCATGGCTTCTTTTTGGGTCCTATTTGATGTTCCGAGTTCGTTCTCAGGGTTCGTGTCATTCCACGTGGTCGAGAGTAAAATTGGCAAACAGGACATAGGAGGAAAACTATCACTACAAGGGAAAGTCTTCAATAATTTTTCCTCAAAACACACGCACCTCCAATCGCGAGAGAAGAGCAGTGCAGTAATTTTGAGTACAGGCGTCCAGGTGTATCGATGGATCAAGAAGTTTAAAGCAAAAATCCTCATCGATAGTATACACGAGGGGAGCCTCCCAGCGCTAATTTAATAGACTACCAGGATTGTCCACATGAAGATCCGAGATCAAACATGTTTAACGGTTTTCAGTCGTACCGGGTGATCTTGTAAGGGTCATGAGGTGGGCACTTTGTGCTAAACCTCAATACGATGCCAAACAAGTCTGAAATGACTGAGATATGATACCACATCTCAGTTAATATCTTGATTAAAGGTGGAAATTGAGAAGTGGTGGTATTGATGTATTTTTATCGATGTAAACATCGAAGGGCAAAGAAGAGCCAAAGTACAAATTTATTTTATATTAACAATGTGCAACGTTAGCGTGATGACTTACCCAAGCTGACAAAGACGCTCGGAGCGTGAATGTCAGTTCTCCGAAAAGAAGAGCAGCACGATAACATATGAACACAATGGACTGAGGAAAACCTATCCGAGGACCTTCGATAATGTCCTGCAAGATAGTTAAAATTCTCAGTCACGTGGTGGTGATGTAAACACCA